CAACGCCATATCAGATTCCGCAGGAGCTAATGGAAATGCCATTGCGCTTGCTACTGATGGAACGTGTACGGCAAAAATTACTAATAATCTAAGCAACAGAAATTTGATAATTAACGGTGCTTTTAATGTGGCACAAAGAGCCCAATCATCAACCTCTACATCTAGTTATTCAACTGTTGATCGTTTTGCTATCACTATTACAGGTACTGATGAAACACCTACACAAGCGCAACATGCTTTAACTTCTAGTGATACTGGCCCTTGGGAAAAAGGCTTTAGATATTCATATCATCTAACAAATGGAAACCAGACTAGCGGTGCTGGTGCTTCTGATCGGATTGTTATTGCTCAAATATTAGAAGCACAAGATATTGCTAATAGTGGATGGAACTATACCTCTACATCTAGTTATATAACATTATCTTTTTGGGTTAAATCGAGTGTTGCTCAAAATTTTCATGGCTATATAAAAACAGATGATGGGACAGCACAAAATTATCCTTTTGAAACAGGTTCTTTATCTGCTGATACTTGGACAAAGATAACTAAAACAATTCCGGGTAATTCCAATTTGCAATTTGATAATAATAATGCGTCAGGTCTGAGAATACATATTACACCCTTTCTAGGGACTGATTACACGGCTTCTCCTACCTTAAATACATGGGCTGCTTATGCTAGTGGGACAAGGACACCAGATCAGACATCTACTTGGTACACAACCAATGATGCAACATTTGAAATTACAGGCGTTCAATTAGAAGTAG